AGTGAAGGTGAAGTATTAGAGTCTTTTACAGATATACAATATGATGTTGTTGAAGGTGACATACAAGTTGACTTGGCACAAGCATTGCGTGATAGAGGTTACTCTACTGGAATGTTTGATATTGAAATGTCATTTCATAGAAATGTTGTTGGTTCAAATTTAGAGGATACAGACCCTACAACAAATGATAGCAAATTATTTGTAAAAGAAATTTCGCAAAAAAGACTAGAGCTTAGGCTTAACCCTGTAGCATATTCTGATTTATTATTTGCACAACAACTTGCATTTGGAGATTATAACCCAGCAACATCAGAGGCAAATCTAGTAACAAATCCACAAGCATCTGATAATGCAGGACAACCTGATGAGGAAGGAACTCCAATAACTCAAACAATTGACTTTGAGTTAAATATTGGTGGATATGTTTTACCTATAATAAATAAAGCATTAGATTATATATCAAATCCAGAATCTCCGTATGACTTACTTGTAAAGATAGAGGATAAATTACCACCTGAAATAAAACAAAATGAAGTCTGTTGGATTTCTAGAACACTTGCAGAAAGATTTAGTACAAGAATAATCTTAGAGACAGTTACAGAATCATCAGAACCTTATGTTCAACTAGGCCCTGCAAACTTTACAGTACCAACAGGTAATGTAAGAGGTTCAACTACAGGGTATGAATCTTTTGATGATTTACTTGGTGCACAAGACACTGAAAGAACCAGAATAATAAATGAGTATTTAAGTGGAAGCTTACAAGGAATTGACTTAGCAATAGACCACAGAAAATATGAAAACTTTATACAGTTTAGTTCTGCTGAAGAAAGACTTAGAAGTTTTGTATATAAGTTAGGCCAAATTGAATTTTATGAATCAAAGATAGCAGAAGTATCAACAGACTATGAAACAATAACAGCATTTACAGCATCGTCTAATGTAACAGGTTCAGACTTCTTTTTATCAAATAAGCAAAAGTGGACAAATAAAAGAAATGAAATTTTAGGAACCTTTGACCATTATGATAGGTATTTATATTATGAATCATCTTCATATGAAACATCATCTTTTGGTGAATTCACACCGTCAACCTGGCCTAAAGAATCATCAACTAAACCATATACTCTTGCACCTACAACCTCATCTGAGGCTTTAGAGTGGTTAGGAAATATTCATAGTAGTGATGGTATAGGAAAAGGACAGTTACACTCAGCCTCCCTATATGATGTAAACAATCCATCAGCACTTAGAAAAACAATACCTCTATTTATAATAAATGACCCGGCACAATCAGATTATAGATTATTTGTTGACATGGCTGGACAACATTATGATATA